TTATACACTTGGTCACTCACTTGGCGCATCACTCGGTCCCTCACTTGGGCATACACTTGGTGCCTCACTTGGCGCATCACTCGGTCCCACACTTGGCCACTCACTTGGTACCTCACTTGGATAGGCTTGGGGTTAGTCATGGCGTCCTTGGTCTCTCTGGTCAGGCATGGCTGGCGGCAGTCTTGGCCGTGTGATCCTATCCTTAGCACATGGGGTTACATTGTAAACCTCGGAGATGGTGGACAAGGTGGCAAAGGGTCAGCCAAGAAAAAACCCTAGAATTTCATTTCGGTCCCGGAACGATTCCAATGTCACCACCCTCGGGTGTGTCAAGGACAAAACATGTGCTGTCTTTTGTTACGCATGTTACACCAGATACGGGAGCTCGATGACACCTCCAATGATATCAATGGGTTAGCTCCAAAGCTTACGCGCATAATTACTCTTATGGGAAATAGGGGACCCTTGGTTGAACTGGGGTTCTCCTTATACAACCCGGGGGGAGGAAAAACAGGGACAATGTTGCAGAGGCGCGGGTACCCTTGGATTTCGCAAGGGATTTCTCTAAGGAAACCCTAGGGACCCCTAAGGATTTATCCAGGAAATCTTCCAGGGACCCCTAAGGGAGCCCTCAGTGTAGCGCTTTAGGGGGTATAGGGAGTATTCTGGGTCTAGAATTTATATTCAAGAAAGACTTAAGGGACCCTAAGCACTCACTAACTGGAAATCTTGGGCCCTGGTCGCGCTCTAAGGGAGAACAAGCAATGGATGAAGAAGACGAGAACATCTCACCACGAATAACTGTATCCAAGAAAAAGACAGGGGAACCCAAGCGGGCCTATGGGGACTGGCGCAAGTCGGTTATGGATGAATACAGGGAGGCTTTAGGCGCTCTTAGTCCTTTTCAGCGGCGCTTTGTAGAGGCGTATCTCAAGGCGGGTAGTGGTGCCGAGGCGGCAAGGATTGCAGGCAGTCAATCCAAGAATCTTGAGCAGGTAGCACACAACACCAAGCGATTACCTGAGGTACAGATAGCCATAGCCATAGGCATGGATACACGCATACAGGCAGCGGCCCTGGATGACATGGAAGTTATTCACATGATGCGAGAAGTCTATCACAAGGCTATTCAGGACAAGCGCTATGCAGAGGCAAACAAGGCTGCGGAGAACCTTGCCAAGACACTTGGTTTATTCCAGCTTTCCTCGAAGGAGACTTTTGACGACAAGGTAGCCAAGCGAGCCAAGAACCTGAGGGATGACAAGGAAAAGGAACAAGAAAAGGAATTAGACGAGAATGCTTCCCAGATGCTTCATATCCTGGGCAATGCAAAGGCGAGAGAGGGTACCGCCGTAGATACAAGGAACATCGAAGAGTTCCCTTCGAAGTCTGATGATGACTAGACCCCTCGGCGCTCTCAGGGGCCCCCTTGCGCACCCGGCGCTCTTTGGTTATCCTAGGGATAAGGGACCCCGGGGCGTCCTTAGGATTCCTAAGGTATTCCTACGTGCCCCCCTAAGGAACCTTACTAACCTTAGTACTTACCTTAGTAAGTACCTTTCCTTTACCCTTAGTTACTCTAGTTATCCTAGGAACCTTACTTGGTTCCTTAGGGCCCTTAGGGTGTACCTAGGTAGGTCCTTAGAGACCTTTGGTGGATTTTTAATTGTCCTCTTTCTATTCCTTGGTAGAAGTTTGGTCTCATGCGTTTTTCTAAGGTGGTTGCGTGTCTGATTTCGCAACTCTTGAACTACCTGGTGAAACCACGGAGGAAGAGCTTGTACAAAACCTGTATGAGCATTGGAATCTCCTGACACCTTCGGAGAAGGCTAAGGCTCATGGATTTATTCAAGGGGCTTTAACCAAGAAGGCCCGCAGTGATTTCTACACTTACGTGCGTTTGATGGCGCCTGTGATCTTGCCTGAGGGCTTTATTGACGGCAAGCACATCAAGCTGATGTCTGAGGAGCTCCAGGTTGTAGAGCGAAGGACAGCGCGCAGTTCAAAGCTACGTCTACCCCAAGACACCTCCCCTGTGGTTCTAGGTAAGCGCTTGCAGATTTTCTTGCCTCCCGGCTCCATGAAATCCAAGATATTGAACTTGTTTGTAACATGGGCATTTGGGCGGCACCCCAAGTGGAACATCATGCACATAGGTCACTCTACGCAATTTGCAGAGGACAACATGGGGCGGCAGATCAGGGATGTTATGAACGCACCTGAGTACGCTGAGATCTTCCCTGGCACCCTGATTAAAAAGGATGTCAAGGCGGCAGGCCGCTGGGAGACTACCAAGGGGGGCAAATACTACGCTACGGGCGTAGGGACCCGCATTGCGGGGCGGAGAGCGCATATCTCTATCGTAGATGATGCTGTGTCTGAACAAACGGCTTACTCGAAGGTAGAGCGTCCCAAGATTAACGAATGGTATGGGCGTGGGCTTAGAACGCGGGTTCTTCCTGGTGGCTCTGAGATCATCGTGAATTGCTTGGTTGCCGATACGGATGTCTGGACTAACCAAGGTAAAAAGAAGATTACTGAGATTGCCCTAGGCGACAAAGTTCTCAGCTATAACCAGAAAGAAGACGCGCTGGAATACAAGAATGTTTCAGGTATCTGGGATAATGGTGAAGATGAGATTTGGGAAGTAACACTTCAAGATAGTACGGTTATCAGAGGGAATGCAAAGCATCCTTTGCTAACGCAGGAGGGCTATGTTCCCTTGGAAGACCTGGACATTGATAAGCATAGGGTACTTTCACAGTGGTACATGGGTTCTTTGGACAAGGGCGAGAAAATATCCGTGGAAGAAGGGTATCTCCTTGGTTTCATGTTTGGGGATGGCTGGACTAATAACTCTCAAAGAACGGGAGGGAAACAGAAAGGCGTTTATCGCTGGGTAACTTGCTGGAGCTATGGAATCTACGAAGAGTTGAACACCAAGGTGCTGAAACTTTTCCAGAAGCTCTTTGGCATAACCATGAACAAAACCAAGTTTGGCTATTACCGAACAGATTACAGGCATGTTTGTGAGTGGTTCCGTACTTACGGGCTTGTTGGGAATGCACACACCAAGAGATTGCCAAAGTGGGTGTTTCAGCAGAAGGAAGAAATCAGGGAAGCGGTCTATGCAGGATTGATTGCATCAGACGGGCACATTGATAAGGCAGGAATGATTCGTTTTGGCATGTGTAATCCAGATCTTGTTCAAGACATTAAAGATTTAGCACGTTCTTTGGGCTACAAAGCTTCTAAGGTGTGGAAACAAGAATATTGTGTGCAACCCCCCAATAGTCCTGAGCCTATAGATGCTATCCAATACGGGCTTTCTATTGGCAAGACTCAGAACAAAGAATCCACAAGGGCGATGAGGCTAAAGTCTGTTGTTAACACAGGAGAAAAAGAAAAGGTCTACGACCTAACGATTGAAGACAACCATAACTTCGTAATCGACAATGGTGTTATCAGCTCTAACACGCGTTGGCACGTAGATGATCTCTCAGGTTATCTCTTGAAGGCCGATGAGAGCTCCAAGATGCCTTGGAAGGTCATAGCTATTCCTGCAATTCTTGACGCCTACTCAGCGGGACTTTTAGGACTTCCGGCGGGGCACTCGTACTGGCCTGAGTTCTGGACCGATGCGATGTTACAGGAGAAAAGGTCAGACAAGGCATTCTCCGAGGCGGCATGGAATGCGCTCTATATGCAAAACCCTGTGCCGGAAGAGGGTAATATCTTCAAGGAGAGCTTGTTTCAGTATTGGACTGAGAACGATCCTCCGGCCTTGGATTACATTATTACCTCTGTGGATACGGCTTTTTCAACGCGGGAGAAGGCAGACTTCTCGGCCTATACCGTCTGGGGGGTGTTCAAGGATGTCGAGGAGGACCTGGCAGGGCAGGAATTGCTTGTCAGCAATATGATTTTACTGGAGGCTGAGGAGGGACGTTGGGAATTCCCTGAGCTGTGCTTGAAAATGCGGGAGATTAACGATGTTTACCAGCCCGATACCTTTGTGGTGGAAAAGAAAGCCTCGGGGCAAAGCCTTATTCAGGAGATGCGGCGCCGGAACTTCCCTGTGACCGAGTATATCCCTGACAAAGACAAGATTTCCAGAGCACATGCCTGCACCCCCTTTATGGAAGCCAAGCGTATTTGGGTGCCTTCTGTGCGTCTTGACGATGAAACCACGCGTCCCCGGTCTTTTGCCGAGGATCTTATCCAGCAGGCTATCCAGTTTCCCTTTGCGGCGCATGATGATTTGACGGATACCTTCACACAGGCTATTTTGTGGATGCGGGATGCTTTTGCTGTGTCTCACCCTGAGTATGATGAGGATGAAGAAATTGAAGCCCAATCCGCTGTTCGCTTTTCTTACTGGAACATGGTCAACCCAAAAGGATTCTAGCCATGTCTAGCCTGAGAACCCACGTATGGCTCCATGTAAGAACCCAAGCGAATCCCCAAGTGAAAGAGCAAGTGAGATTCAACGTGTACGATGATCTGTGGCACCAAATGCTTGTGAAAGTAAGTCGGGCAGGGAACGAAGGGTGCAAAGAATGGTCCCAAGCCTACGAGGACCTCCAATGACCTTGATATTCCTGCATATTCCCAAGACAGGCGGGACTTCTGTGAGGGCGGCTCTCAAAAGGGAGCAGGTCAACACCAATTATGATCTTTTCTTGTCCCCGGCCTCACACCAGTTACCGTCAAGGGGAGAGCTAGACTACGTTTTCACCTTCGTTAGAGATCCTTATGCAAGGGCTGTGTCCCTTTACAACGGGTACACGCCTACCCCGTTCAAGCCTGACTTCCTTGGGTTTCTCAAAAGGGTAGCCAAGGGTGTCTGGGGGGACCAATTCAGAGCACAGCCACAGACGTACTGGACCCAAGGCACTAACGCAGACTTCATTGGGAAGACAGAGACACTGCAAGAAGACCTGGACAAGGTGCTGAGCAACTTCGACATCCCAAGCGTAGAGATAGATCGTCTGAACTCAGCCAAGGAAAGAGGCACCATAGGGATTACGATAAGGGATTTAACGAGCGAGCACAGATCTTTGATTGAAGATATCTACGCATCTGACTTTGACGCCTTTGGGTATCCAAGGTATGTCGCGCATGGCTAGTCTCGGTGTTAAACTAGGGACATGGCCATACAACCCACACCAATGCAGTCAGGGCAAGGCGCATTTGCGCAACCCGAAAACCCCCAAGGCGTATCAGAACTTCCCGACGGAGGCTTTGAAGTAGAGCTTCCTGTTGAGGAAGAAGAGCTTGGTGATAATCACTTCGAGCCCGGTGGACACTATGAAAACCTTGTTCATTATTTTCCTGACTTAAGTGAAATACAAGAGCTCGGTAGACAAGTTCTTGATATGGCTGAGGCAGACAAGGAATCCCGCGAAGAGTGGGAGTACATGCTTGCCGATGGTATTAAATCCCTTGGTCTTAATCCCCATGAAGGTACAGATAACTACGGAATAAAGTATGAGGGCATGTGTACCGCTACGCATCCTCTGCTTCTTGAAAGCGCTGTTAAGTTTCAATCCAAGTTTACATCAGAGATGTTGCCCCCTACAGGGCCAGCAAGAACTCAGATCTTTGGGAAGAAAACAGACGAGAAAGAACTGCAGGCACAAAGGGTGCAGGCACACCTGAATTACCAGCTTACACAAGAGATGCCTGAATACGCAGAGGAGATGGACAAGCTGGGCTTCCACTTGCCGCTCTACGGGTCTTCCTTCAAGAAAATGTACTGGGATCAAACCTTAGGCCGTCCCTCAGCCGAGTTTGTTCACCCTGATTTCTTTATTGTGGCAGAGAACGCCAAGTCGCTGGAAACAGCAGAGCGTTACACACACATCATTGAAAAGAGCCCTTTGCAGCTTCAAAGAGAGATAGACCAAGGAATTTATGCGCAGCCGGACGGTACGTTTGATTTGGCCGCTGCTGCAGGTACAGGCGAAAACGGGACAATAAAAAATACCGAAGATCAAATCACAGGGGAAGTTCCTACCCATACTATTCTTGAAAACCGCATTCACACACTCTATGAGCAGCACGTTTACATGGAGCTCCCTGATGGCATTGATGATGCACAGATACGCCCCTATGTTATTACCGTCGAAAAAGAGACGAGCCAGGTTCTAAGTATTCGCCGCAACTGGTCGATGAATGATCCCAAGGCACAGATGCTGCAATGGTTTGTTCACTACAAGTATGTTCCCGGCTTTGGTTTTCACGGCCTTGGCCTTATCCACCTTCTTGGTGATATGCAGAAGACCCTTACGGTGGTCCTGCGCTCCCTGATTGATGCGGGCCAATACGCAAATCTTCAGGGCGGTTTCAAGCTGAAGGGTATCAGGCTTAGCGAGGAAACAGACCCGATTAAGATGGGCGAGTTCCGCAACGTGGAATCTAGCCTGCAAGATATTACCAAGGCTCTTATGCCCCTTCCCTTCAAGGAGCCTTCTGGCACGCTTTATCAGCTTCTCGAATACCTAACAGGGGCTTCTCAGAAATTTGCAGATAGCACAGAGCAAGTAATCCAGGACAGCTCGAACTATGGCCCTGTGGGGACCACGATGGCGCTCCTTGAGGCGTCCGTTAAGTTCTTCTCGGCTATCCACAAAAGATCGCACAGAGCGCAAGGCAAGGAACTGAAGATACTTGCTCGTTTGAACTACGAGTTTCTTCCCGAAGACTATCCTTACGAAGTGCCCTATGACATGCAGAACATTCTCCGGAAGGACTATGACCCCAAGAGCGTGGATGTCATACCTAACTCGGACCCTAATATCACTTCGCAGGCGCACAGAATTTCCCTGGCACAAAGCAAGCTGCAGGCAGCACTACAGGCGCCGCAGTTGCACAACCTTAAAGAGGTCTACAAGGATTTCTATATCGCCCTTGGGGTAGAGGACATTGATTCGTTTATGGTGCCGGACGTACAGGCGCAACCTATGGACCCCATGAGCGATATTCTTGCGGCGGTGCAGAACCAACCCATTAAAGCCTTCCCGGGACAAAACCACGCTGCACACGTTATGTTCAAGACAGCATGGGGGCAGGACCCTACACAAGGCGGTTCAGGTATGTTCCAGCAGGCTTTGCCCGCAATACAGGCCAATATCCAGGAACACCAGGTTATGGAGTTCCAGGAGAAGATGGCAGCGCAGGCGCAAGTCCTTGGGCAACAAATGGCGGTTACAGGCGCGGCCACAGATCCTGCTACGCAAGAAATGCTTATGGCGCAGGCGGCACAGCAAGTGGTGCAGACTAACGAGCTTCTTGCTCAGGAAAAAGCGGCGGGTGGACCTGCTGGCATGGTTGCCAAGGCAGAGCTTATGGATGCGGAGACAGGCCGCATGAAAGAGCAACGAGAATCCGAGGAAAGCAAAGTTGACCTTGGTATTAAACTTCTTAAAACCCTTGTTGGGGTTGAGCGTGAAAAGACACGCGCCAAGGAGTCAGGTCGCAAGACAGCCTTTGAAGAAACCAAGGTTGCTGCTGAGCTGCTGAAGGAGCAAGTAAAGCTTGACGCAAATGATCGCAAAGAAAATGCGAAGCTTGCCTCGGGCGAGAGGAACTTGTTTGCCAAGGAAATGGCACAGGACCGCAGGGAAGAAAGAAAAGAAGGCAGCGATGCCCGGAGGATGGGACGCAATGGACGTAAATGACCAAGGAAGACCCTTCACGCTCTGAACTTCTAAGGGAACAAATCCTGGAAGACTCTCGTAGTCTGGTTAGAGACCAATTCTCCGAATTGTTGCGCCAAGAGATTGCAGACGCTACTATGAGAGCTATAGCAACGGGTGACATGCCTGACGCTGAACGCAACCAAGCTATAGGATACTTACACGGTATGACTGATGCTTTGCGCTTACTTCTTGTCGAGTACGAGAAGCTACTAAGAGAAGACTAGAGGCACCGAAGATTTCTTTGGTGTCTTCGAGGGGTTACATAGCCCCAGGCGATACCAAGGAGAAATTTATGGAATTAGGCCATGTAGAGCCACAGAACGAGTCTTGGATTACTTCAGAGGAAGTACCGGACCCTTCCCCCCTTCCCCAGGTTTTGACTTACCATCTTCTTATCCGTCCTTTGAAGATTCAGGACAAGTATAAGACCAAATCAGGGATTGAGTTGTATATCCCCGATTCAGCTAAGCAAGACATTCAATACCTTACCAATGTAGGCCGTGTTGTGTCCAGAGGACCCACGGCTTTTCTTGATCCCGATGCCAAGGGTTCAAACCCCCACGGCAAGTTCGGGGGGGATTACATTGATGTGGGGGACTACGTTGTGTGGTCCAAGCACTCAGGAACCAAAGTCAAAATCAAAGGCGTGACTTTTGTTCTTATCGCAGATGATCAATTGCTGATGCGGGTTGAAAGCCCTGATGTGATTAACCCGATGGATAATCTTACGGGCATGGCCAGTTACAGGGCTACATAAGGAAATTAAAAAATGGCAGAAGGAACCGAATACGAAGAACTGGACCTGGATCAAGCTGAGAAAGATGCAGAGATCCTCTCGCAAACTGTTGAAGAAGGCCAAAAGGTCCTTCAGTCTGGCGCTCAGAAAATAGAAAGAATCGCCGAGGGTGACGTTGATATCGTTGTAGAAGACGATGAGGAAGAGACCAAGGAAAAGGCCAAAGAACCGCCTAAGCAACAGCCTCGAAAGTCGCGCGCACAGACACGCATTAGAAACCTTTCCAGTGAAAAGAAACAGTTGCAGGCACAGCTTGACCAAGAGCGCAGTGCCCGCTTTGAAATGGAAAACCAGCTTAAAGCCCAGACGTATAACTCGGCTAAAGGGCAGAGAAAATCAATAGAAACCCAGCTACAGGACTTGGCCTACAAGCAGGAACGTGCCTTGCAGGAGGGCAACTACAGGGCTCACGCCCAGCTTTCTCAGCAAGTGGCGGATACGAACTTGAAGATGCGCGTGCTGGACTATGAAACACAAAAGCCTCCCCAAAGACGCGAATACAAACCCCCTGCTCAACAGGTAGAAGTACCTGAGGTGGCACACGAATGGGCCGATAGTAATTCCTGGTTTATGACCCCGAAATCACAAGACGATGCGATCAAGCGCCAAGCGGCCCTTGTCTTGTCCTCTGTGATGATTAACGAGGGCATGAACCCTGCGGACTCAGGGTTTTACCAAGAGCTGGACCAAAGGCTGAACTCTCGCTTTGGCGGGACGCCTTCAAGCGAATCTCAAGACGCACCTCAAAACGAGTTCCAGGAGGCGCCGCGCCCGTACACAGAGGATCGCCCGGTAGTGGGGGGTGCAGGGCGACAAGCGCCTGTGCGCCGCTCAGGTAAAAACACTGTGCGCATTACACGGGAAGAAAAAGATCTTGCGGATTCACTTGGGATTACCCCTCAGGAATATGTCAGGCAAAAAACAGCGCAACAAGACGCCACTGATAGTGGTTCTGGTTGGACTGAAATTCTGTAGCCCTAGCGCAAACGCACGGCTATCCATTACAATAAAGGAGAAACAAAATGCCAAGAACGACTACCAGAGCTTCAAATGCTCGTAAAACAGTTTACACGCCCCCTAATTTGCTGGGGATTCCCGACACTCTAAAGGCTTGGGCACACAGCAATGGGATGCACCTTAGGTGGATCAGGTGGCAGCTTGAAGGTCAGGACGATGTAAGAAATCTGACCAAAAGAAAAAACGAAGGCTACACTCTTCTTAAAGAGAGTGAGATACCCGAACACATCAGGGGAGAAATGGATGTGGGCCGTAATGGCCGTTCCGAAGGGGTTTTAATCAATGGCGATGTTGCCTTGGCTCAAATCCCCGTAGATATGGCAGAGGCACGCCGAGAGTATTTCGAAGACCAGCACAATATGCAGGAAGAAGCATTAAACGCTGACCTTCTCCAAACTCCGGGTCTTTCTGACCGAGGACGCAGGGCAATGCCCGTCCAATCAAATCTTAAATCAAGAACGACTACGGGTCGTAAACCCGCCATTGGAGCAATCTCCAAAGAAGACTAGGCATGGTGCCTGGTTTCCCCTTTGTGGGGAAAAGAGGAAAATAGATGACTACTTCAGTTGCACAATACTACAAAGGTGGTTTGACTCCTCGACGCAAGCGTGGCGGCGGAACGAACTCGGCTGGGTTTAATACCTATCCGATTACGAATGGCCAGGTGGAGAACCTTTTCAAAGGCGATCTAGTACGGGTTAATGCGGGCACTGTTTGTGTCTGCCCAGTTGCCGGAAAAGCTACAGGTGTTTTTCTAGGCTGCACGTACGCAACGCAAGCTAACGGGGTAGTCGAATCAAACTACTTCCCGTCTGGTACCTCAATGGGTGCCGCTGACGGGTTCATTGATGGGTATAACCAACCTCTCGCACGTATCTGTGATGATCCAGACCAAACTTATGTGATCACCATTCAGACTTCTGCGGGTAATGCTTCCTTCCAGGCCGGAGACTATGTTGATGTCTCGACGGGCGGGGGCGATACGGTATTCGGACAAGCTACAGGACATGCTTTCACATCTGCAAATGTGTCTTCGACTGTGGCCCACCTCCGAGTGGTTGGCCCAGTACTTTCGCCAGGTTGGGGGGATAACCAAGAAGATGCTATCGAAGTTATTCTTAACCCTGACAACTCTGGCATTGGCGTAGCATAAGGGGATATGACAAATGGCTATTAACCGTGGTAATATCGCAAAACAGCTAGTCCCTGGGCTAAACGCCGTGTTAGGGGCTGAGTATAAAAGTGTGGATGGTGAACACCTTCCATTGTTTGATGTGGAGAACTCCAAGAGGTCGTTTGAAGAGGAAACTCTGATGACGGGTCTTGGTACGGCTCCTGTCAAGCATGAAGGTTCTGGCGTTGAATATGACGACATGCAGGAGGCTTGGACGGCGCGTTATACGCACGAAACCATTGCTCTTGCCTTTGCCGTCACCGAAGAAGCTCTTGAGGATAATCTTTATGATACCTGGGCTAAAATTCGGGCAAAAGCTTTGGGGCGTGCTATGGGTAATACCAAGCAAGTCAAAGCCGCTGCGATTTTCAACAATGGCTTTTCCGCAACCCGTCCGGGCGGCGATGGTGTGGCTCTGTTCTCAGACTCTCACCCAACCCTTTCGGCAGGTGTACAAGACAACAATGTAGCAACGGATATTTCCGAGGCTGCACTGGAAACTGCCGTTATCGGCATCAGTTTGTTCAAAGATGATCGTGGCATTCTTATTAGTGCCATTCCTAAATCTTTGCACATTCCAACGAACCTTCGGTTCTCTGCATTCAAGATCCTTAAGTCTGACCTTAGTACCACTGTGGCTACTGTGGGTACGACTGCGGCTACGAATGTAAACGACACGAATGCTTTGCGCTCTGGGGGCTTTTTCCCGGGCGGCATTCATATCAACCATCGCTTCACTGATACTGATGCGTGGTTTATTCGTACAACTTGTCCTAATGGCACCAAGAACTTTGTTCGTAAGGCCCTTTCGACAGGCACAGAAGGTGACTTTGATACAGGTAACGGTCGCTACAAGGCCCGGGAGCGTTACAGCTTCGGTTGGTCTGATTGGCGGCAATGGTATGGTTCTTCGGGCGCGTAAGCGTTTCTTAGAATTAACTTAGCTTAGCGGGGGGTACTCAAACCTAGGGTACCCCCCGTTTTACTAGGTAAAATACAAAGGATAAAGAAAGAATGCCTGTACAAACTATACTTACGGCTGGCACTTCAGCGGCTTTCACCGGGAGTTGGATCAAGACCAATTACACGTTTGCCAGTAGTGACGATGCACTGACCTTTTTTGTTGACTCTGCTGCAACGGCGGCGGGGGACCTTGCTGTAGAAGCGGCTCTTGATGCAGATGGGACTGCGGCAGTATGTATTGCCCCCTTCCCTGCGGGCGACTCAGTAACGACTGTTGCGGGTCTTTACCCCTATGTCAGAGCCAAGAAGCTTGTCAATACTGGAGCAGGAACGGTTTATCTAGTTGAAAAGCTGGGTTAGAGGTCTAAATGGCCACCTCAGAGATAAACACTAAGGGTTGCACTTACGATGCCAATTAACAGTCATGACTTGATATCAAAAGGTAACTCTAGGGCAGCGGCTACGCTGGCTGCTGGCGCTACCTTTCAAGGCGTGGGCGAAGAGGTTTTGGGCTTCGGACGAGCAGGGATTTCTGTCAAGTCAGACAATGCCACAGATGGTGTTCTCACTATTGAAACTTCCCATGATGGAGTTACCTATGGTGGTCCAACGAGAGCTTGGGCAAACACAAGCATTGCCGTCCCTCATATGTGGACTATCGTTGAAAAGTATTTCCGTATCAAGTATACGAATGGAACGACCGAAGCGACAAACTTGTCTATCCAAGTTCAGTACACCAAGACTTCAGATATTCAGCTTGCGCACCAGCTTAACGGAACCCTCCTAGACGAGACAGAGGCTGTCGTTACAAGGTCTGTGCTTCTAGGCGCAACCGCAGGTGGGACATATAAGAATGTGGGCGTGACAGGGCCGGGCGGGCTTCAAGTTAACCTGCCCCTCTCCGCCTTCGGCGATATGCGAACAGCGGAATTGTCCCCTGTTCTCCAAGTCACCTTTGATGCTACTGTGACAAACACAGAAATCGGAACTATAGAGTTGGCAGGAAGCGGCGCAGTTTCACAAGAAAACTCTATGGTAAAGGTCACGTCAGGAACAACTACAGCCAGCACCGCCGAATGGGAGACATCCAAACACGCCAAATATCGTGCGGGTCTTGGTGGTCTTATGAGGTTCACGGCTATGTTCACTGCGGGTATTGCAGGAACCGAGCAGATGGTCGGCCTTGCCGACACGGAAGGCTCAAGCGCCTCCCATAAGAATGGATATGCTGTTGGCTACGATGGAGCCACCTTCGGGCTACTGCGGTATTCCAATGATGTTCTGACCACTATAGCGCAATCCGCATGGGATGATCCGCTGGATGGGACTGGCGCATCGGGTATGACGCTCGACCCAACTAAGCTAAATGTTTACTATATCCAGTTCCAGTATCTCGGCGCAGGGGCAATTAAGCTCTGGGTGGAGAACGATTCCAACGGCGATATGTTCCTCGCTCATACCATTAACTACACCAACCAGAACAGCGTTCCTTCTGTGCGAAACCCCAACTTCCACATGATGGTTCACGTTCTGAACAATGCGACAACAAGTAATGTAACTTGCTGGTCAGCGTGTATGGCATTCTTCGTTGAGGGGAAATCCAAATATACCGAACTGCAGCAGCCCCAGTTCACCACAGGCAAGCGAGAGAAAACCACAGTTACAACTGAGGTGGCTATATTCACGATCCGCAACAAGACCACCTACAACAGTCTGACGAACTATATTGATATTGTACTCCAGAATATTCAAGGGTCCATTGAAGCAGGTGCTGCAAACAATCTAGGGCAGGTGCGCCTTGTCAAGAACGCAACGCTTGGCGGGACGCCCTCATACGCAGATATCAACGCAACGAATAGCGTTGTGGAGATTGATGTAGCGGGAACAACAGTTACAGGTGGGACTGAATTTCTTTACGTGCCACTCGCGGGGAAGAATGACAAGGATATTATTGACCTCAATTCCTACGAGTTTATCTTGACCCCGGGTGATACACTCACAGTGGCAGGTTTGTCAGCAGCATCGGCAACCATTGACGCAGGACTTCTTTGGAAGGAGTTATTTTAGGAAATGGCAACATCTGGGACTAACACTAAGGACTACACGGTAGACTACATAATCCGCAGGGCTGACAAGCTTGCCGGAGGCGAGCCTATGTCGGGTTCTGACGCGGAAGATGCAATGGATATGCTGAATGAGCTCCTTGTATCCATGTCTAATGACGAACACCCTTTAAGCCGCATTAAAGAGAAAACGGTGACTGTATCCGCTTCTGTTGCAAGTGTTGACGCAGGGGCCTCTGTAACGGCCTTCTATGACGCTGTGATAACCCGCAGTTCTATTGACTATGCCTTGAATCGCATTGGGCGCAGGGACTTCCTTAACATCCCTACAAAAGAATCCGAGGGCAAGCCAAGCCTGTTTATGGTGGATCAGTCCAGAACCTCTGTGACGGTCTTTTTATGGCCTCGCTCCAACCAGAACGATACAATGACATTCCGCTGTGCTGTGAAGCCTCAGCTTGTCACGCGCATGCAGCAAACCCTGGACTTGAATGACAGGTATATCCCTGCGGTTATTTATGGCCTTGCCTATAAGATGACCTTCGAGCGCAGGGGGATTGACGCCCAGTATAGGCTTCAACTCAAGCAAGAGTTTGATCAGATGCTTATGTCCGCACAAGAGGAAGACACAGAAAGAACAGACTGGAGAATCCTAGTAGGATGACAAAGGTTTGGGCAAAGGGGCGCCGTGCCAGATTTATCTGCGACAGATCAGGGATGGAGTTCCCTTATCGAGAGGCTGTTCAAGAACCCGGTACAGGTCACTTTATCCACTCCTCAGAATCCGATGGGCCTTACAACGTAGTAGATCACCCTCAGAACAAGACCGCAGATCTCAGAGAAAACATAGCCCTTAGATGGTCCCGCCCTGACGTAATGACGAGCACTGCGTCTGTCTCCGCTGATATTGGTGCAAGGCCATGAGTGGCTCAGGGGGGAATTCCGAAGACTAGCTTTGGGTGATACAATGGAACCAAGATGTCAGGACAATTTGCTAAAGGAAAAGATGCTGTTTTCATTTGTGACCGAAGTGGGCGCAAGTACCGCATGGCTAAGATGGTCAGAGAACCTGGGACTGGGCATTTTGTGCATTGGGCTGAGTCTGACGGGAATTGGAACAGCGTAGACCACCCCCAGAACTACCCTCCTCAGAAACTCTCAGAAGCAATAGCCCTTAGGTGGGCGCGGCCTTCCCGAGATGAAGTGGCCAATGATGATACCCTCTTGACAGATGAGGAAGGGAATATCCTGACCTTTGGGACCAGCCTTGAAATCACTCTGTTTGCCACAAGCGCTCAAGGGAGCCCCACAGTATGAGTAGAAAATTCTCAAGCCTGGACGTAGCTACATCTCTAGGAAACAACAATGAATTCCTGGTGGACCAGAATGGTGTGCCCTATCGCATAGGCTGGAGCACCATCAAGTCCTCTGCACAGAACGCAGGCTCTATCGCGGGCGCGGCGGCAGGCATAGTGGCAGCAAGCGCTGTGGCCCAAGACGCCGCGAGCGCTGCCGGGTACGCAGCGGGTTCAGCGGCGGCACAGGTTGTCTTTGCTTCCCTTGAAGAGCGGGTCTCGGCTAATACCCTGGCCATTACCTCAGTACAGGCCATGATAGGCGCAACCTCGGCGGCCCTTAGAGATGATATTACTTCTATTCGAGTTAAGCATACATCGGTTGCTGCCATTGTTCTTACCTCGGCAAATCTGGCACAAACCTCTGCTGATATTCAAGGCGTTATCGCAGCAACCAGCGCTGCCCTTAGAGGAGAGATAGCTACGGTCTCTGCTCAGACTTGGACTAACCTAGCTGCTATTACCTCAGTACAGGCACAGGTGTCCAAGTCAGACGTGGACATAGCTACGAATATCGCAGCGATTACATCAGTTCAGGCCCTCGTAGCTACGGTCTCTGCTCAGACCTGGACTAACCTTGCAGCAATTACCTCAGTCCAAGCTCTCACAGCTACTAACTTGGCAGCCATTACCTCTGTCCAAGCTATGGTATCCAAGTCAGCCGTAAAGCAGACCTCTGTTGCATCTCAGTCCGATGGTATAGCTACTGTTATGTTGGAAGTCATCGTTGCTTCCACAGCGAACACAAGCACCTATGGATATCGTGTTTCAGCCGAGAACGGTATCAGGACAGACAAAAGCGGCACCCCCGGCAATGGACAACTTCTCTTTGCGCTAGACTTTGGTACACTGACCTGCGTAGGCAATGTGGGGCAAGACACCCATATGCCACACTGGGATAGCCTTGGCAAAGAGCAGCTTTGTCCTGTGTCTTCCTTAGCGCATAAGTTTACAAGCATTGCCTCAGGTGTAACACGAGATGATACAGGCCAGATCATAACAGGTGGTGCCCTTGTCTCTGTTTACAACATTGGAGATGTAAGTACCGGAACACATACTTTGGACTATGGACTTAGGCCTATGCAGGCATATAAGAACAAAGGGGCACACACCTTAGCCCCTGATACCCAGACCGGGTACGTCACCCTGATTATCAAGGCGTCTACTGGGGCAGGGGCTATTACTACCTCGGGATGGTCTTTGGTAGATGGGGATGCCTTTGAAACTTCCTCAGGCGGTCACTTCATTTGCTATGTTCAAACTACGGAGGCACAAAGTGGGACTAACAAAAGTCACCTCAATGTGAAGATCATCTAATGAGGTATGCTATCTGGGACACAGCAGTAAACAAAGTTACACGGGGGCCTTGGACTGGGAGCCTTCCCGGACGTATCAAGTGGGCCTCAGGTGACACTACGTCTCCTCCAGCTCTTGGCATGACTAATGGTACTGAAATAATCTGTGAGATGGTCACTGTAGGCAAGCCCTTAGGGGATGCGTGGAACGATGTTACTTCTGAAGATACCTTTGATGGTTCCCAGACAGTCACAAGAACTTTTACTAAGGTGCGAACAAGG